CACCCAGGGACAGGTTCACGCACTGGGCCGAACCGTAATACTGCTGGGTCGTGCCCAGCGGCAGGTTCGCAGCACCCGACAGAAGCGCCGACTGGAACACCGGCAGGAACACCGGGTTGAATGTCGTGCCGGTGATCGTCGCCGTCAGTACCGTCGAGTAGACCGTGAAGGTCGTGGCCGACGGAATCGACAGGATGCGGAAGATCTGGTTCAGCAGGACACCCGTACCCGTCAGGACCGTGGCGGCCGTGGCGAGCTGGATGAAGTAGTTCGGCAGCGTGTTGGCTGCCGGGCTGAACGTCAGACCATGCGCCGCGTTGGTCGTGATGGTGCAGATGTTGTTCGAGTTCACCCAGGTCGCACCCGCGCCCAGGGGGATGACGAACTGCGTCGTCGACTGTTCCGGGAAGTAGTCGAGCCCCGGAACTGCAATCTTGAGGTCAGACATGGCTCTTGTACTCCGTTAGATGGTGATGCTGCCGACGTTGGTGATCTTCACCGCGGTCTTCGGCTTGGTCAGCACCAGCTCCGCGATGGTCAGCACCGCGCCGATGTAGCCGAGCTGGTAGTTCGACAGCAGCGACTCGAAGCCCGTGAACGCGAAGGCCGCCTGATCGTGAACGTACAGGTTCAGGTAGTTCGAGTTCAGGAAGTAGACCGTGCCTTCCGGGCAGTACGGGTCTGCATACACCGGCACGCCGGCAACGTCGATGGCCCGGAAAGCCGAGCGCGGACGGTCGGCGTCCGAGTCGAACCCGTTGCCCGGCTGGATCTGGTAGGACTCCGCGGACACCACGTCCTGCGCGAGGCCCAGCCAGGTGCCGATGCCGCAGACGCCGAAGGTCGGCATCTCGGAGCCGTACTTCTGCGCGCCCGCGATGTACTTCAGCGCGTTGGCGCGCGTGAGGTTGGCGGCCGAGTTGTTGTACAGCTTCGACTGCCACCACTGGTTCGCGGTGCGGTTGATGTTGCCGTAGGTCACCAGGTTCGTGCCGTCGTCGACGGCGCCGTTGAGGCCCACGAGCTGCTGGTTGTTCGACACGTTGTTGAACAGCGCGTTCGAGAAGGCATCCACCATGCTGTTCGTCGCGTCGTTCATACGCGCTTCGATCAGCGGGATGATCGCATGGTCCATCTGGACCGCGCCTTCCATACCCAGGAACGGGATGGGGGTGACGATGGCCTTCAGGTTGAACTCGCCCAGGAACGCGCCCTGCTGGGCCTGCGGCTGGTTGAACGAACCGGAGTAGTCCGTCCACTGCGAGTTGACGAACGGCTGGCCCTGAACCGGGACCGACACGCTCGAGACGCCGCCAGAGGCGGTCTGGGCATTCGCCAGCAGCGCCGCGATGGTGGGCGATGCCTGGTAAATCTGCACCACCATCTTGGGAATGAACGCGCGTCGCGTGACGTACGTCAGTTCGTTGGCGATGGGGCCTGCCGCCGGAACGATACCGCTGCCGAAAACTGCCATGATCCTTTACTCCAGTTGCGCCGCACTGCCCCCGCAGCTTGGTTGAAAATTATCGCGCAGCCACTCGGCCGCTTCTGAGGTCGTTGATCGCGCTGAAAGCCTCGGAGCGCGCATAGGCATTCCGATTCTTCCAGAGGTCCTTGTTGTCGGGCATCGAGTGCGGCGCCATCTCTGCCGCAGTCGGCTTCGCCAGCGCCCGCTCCTGCTGCACGTACCGGATGGCCGTGTCGTAGTCGCCGATCTTCTGGTCGACCATGACCTTTTCGACATCATCTGGGACAAGACCTGCGGCGCGGATGCGGTCGTGCGCTTCCGCGCGCCGACGCGACTGAAGGGCCTCGAGCTGGGAATTCTCCAGCCGCTCGATTTCCTTCTTGTGGGCAGCATCCTGCGCCGCAAGCTGGTCTTCCATCTCGATGTCCGGAGCCCGGAAGTTCGGGTCCTGCTCTTTCGCCTTGCGACGAATCTGCTTGGCGATGTCCGGATTCTTGTTCACGAACGCCAGCAGGTTAGCAGCAGCCTGCTGCTCCGCGGGTGAAAGGTCTTCGAGAGATGCCATGATCGTTACCCCCTAGGTAGCGTTACTTGGTGTGCTTGAACGGCACTTTGGAAATCGTGCCGGCCGGCGACTTCACGCCGAACGTGTTCTTGTGAACGCCGCGCGCACCGCCGGAATCCAGGCCGCCGAACTCCATGTAACGGGGCGGGTTCACGATCTGCCCGTTGTGGCTCGCGTTGTCCTGCGGGTCGCGGATCTTCAGCGAGGTCGAGGGATCGAAAAGACGGTTGCCACTCATGGTCTTGTCCTCACATGGGAGCGGGTAGCGGGGCAGGGCCGGCCGGCGACGGCAGACCCGGAGGCGGCTTGCCAGGTCCGGCGAGCCCTGAGATTGCCTGCGAAATTTCCGCGGGCATCAATTCTTTGTCCTTGCCTTCAGTTTCGCCGAACGCTTTCGTCAGCGAACCGATGGCCTTCATTATCGCCTTGCCTTCCTCGCCTGTCGGCGGGTAAGCCTGCAGAGCCTGCGTCAGCTTCTTGACGCATACCTGCACGTCGGCGCGCGCTCCGGCGAGGTTTCCCTCTTTCTTGCCGGGCACCATCATCGGAGATGAACCGGGACCCGGAGGCGGCGCGCCGCCCGGCGGTGATCCGCCTGGGGGCATCATTGCCTTCATCTGGGGTTCGGGTACGCTCATGAGTTGGCGTTCTATCGCCCTTGGAATCTGAAAGTCAACAGGGTCTTTGCATCGGGCAGTAAAAAGCCGGCGAGGATTTCTCCAAGCCGGCTCCTATGAGGACAGTCGTTGTGGACTGGATCGCGTATTACCGCGCTTCAGCCGGCACAAACGGAAGGGTTACTTCCGCTTGGCCTTACGACCGCCACGGCGCTTGCGACGTGCCATGTGATTGCTCCTGCAATTCCGCCTGCCCCCCTAACGAATTCGAGTCAACTACCGGCGCATCTTGCGCTTGGAGTGACGCTTGCCGCGCTTGCTCATGGGACACCCTTCAGGTTGGGTTTGCCGGGCTTCGGAGGAGGAGCTGCTGCAGCTTCGGCCTCTTTGGCCTTCTGCTCTGCGGCTTCTATCTCAGTCAACCGCAGTTTTAGCAGTTCCTTCATCGGCACGTCAAGCAGCTCCAGCAGCGACTTGCGGTCGATGGCCTTCGCCTTGAACAGCTCGAAGGCAAGTTCACGCTGGTCTTCCTGGAAGATCGGCGAGTTGCTGTGCGCGTCCACCTTCACGATGAAGTCGTCCGGGAACTGGTCCAGGATGAAGACCTCGCCGCTCTCGTTGCGCAGCCGATCCTTGGTGTACGCCTTCAGCAGCTTCATGAACGTGGTCGCCAGCTTCTCGAGCTGATCCTCCACGATGAGCGCGCGCTTCTTGGCGCGCGAGGAGCCGAGGCGAGCGAGGTTCGCCGCGTGCCCCTGCGAGCGCACGCCGCTTCCGGAGATGACGTTGGTGATGCCCGACGCCTCCTCGAACATCTGGTCGATTTCCCGGATTTCCTTGTACAGGTCCTCCGGCATCTGCGGCGCCAGCGACTCCATCTTCGCGCCAGGCATGTCCGCGGCGATGACGCCTGCGGCCGTATCGAGCGTATCGGCAATCTCGTCGATGCTGCCGTTGAATCCGGAGCCGAACTTCGGCGGCCGTGCCTGCAGCTCCAGGATGTGCTGGATCTGGCCCTGCCGGATGTTGCGCATGTTCTGCAACGGGATCAGTTTATCGACTTCGCTGGCGCCCCAGAAGTAGTCGTACAGCGGATTCGGGCAGACCTGAATGAACGGCTGGTCCTTCGGGATGAAGAGTCCCTTGAGCGGCCGGTCGAAGATGACAGTGTTGGGATCGGCCATCGTCACGATGCGGTAGTCGCCAATCTCGTCGTCGAACACGTACAGCTCGCACATCTGCACGAGCTTTTCGTCGACGACTGGGCGGTACTTGTTGAGCGCATCGAGGCTGAAGTTCACGTTGCCGATCATGTTCGGCTGAGACTGCGAGGTCACGATCTGGTCGATTACCTGGTTGCCGCCGCCCTCCATCGGCCGCGGCGTCGCCGTGACCGCCTTCATGATCTGCTCCATGCGCGGATGCGGGATGCTGGCAAGGTCGCGGTGAAGCTGAGACTCGGCGATGTAGTACCAGTGGCAGAACGCCTCCTGCCGATCAAGGCCGCACACGTCCTCGCGCAGCACACCGAAATCGTGAGGCTCAACGCAGAACGGTTCGATCTGAGATGACTTCACGCGCATCTTGATGAGCATGGTCGCGTAGCAGAACGACCACTGCATCGCCTGGCCGAACACAAGGTCGGTGTTCGACAGGTGCCAGTTCTCGTTGAGGTAGTGCTGCGCGGCGCCGATCTTGCCCTTCTCGAGGTCAGACTCCGACACGGACACGTCGACAGAGAAGCGCGTCGTCTCACCGGAGTACATCAGCGCCGTCAACTGGTCGATGTGAGAGTAAA